GTATTCGAGACAAAGCATAAGAGTATGCCGGTTTAAGACTGCTATCACATCCGTACAGATCTGCCCATTGATGGGCAAGTCTGCGCAGCTGGTTAGCAATCCTAATCCAAGCAATCGCAGTATCGGGTATATCCTTAAGATACACCGGCCGAATGTCTTTCCCATGAAACCAATCCTTTCCACACGACTCCCTAAAGGGGCCGGAAGCGAAAGATTTCTTAGTATTAACCAAGAATCCAACGGAGTTAAGAACCTCGATGACTTTCTCGTAGCAGCCAGTTGGTACTACGATATCGTCACCGAAGACATTAACCCAAAAGGTATTGTAATTCATGTGATCGACAACCGCCGAGGACAACGCCCAGAAAATAAGGCTCTCGAGGTCGAATGTAGCGCCGTTTCCCATTGAAGAAAATTTATGATAACGAAATTCGTTACCATCTACTTCCCCACAATGAGATCTGGCAGCATCCAGCCACGAAAACCAATCTTCTGGTAATAAGTCCCTAACGAGCTCACGACAGATCGTGTCGCTTGCCCCTTCGAGATCTATAGTCGCAAGACTACCGTCCATGCTACCCTGTTTAGCCAACCTCTGATTTAGAGTTTGATCATTCAGGTTCACTTGGGCCCTCATCATCAAGCGTTTACGAATCATTCGGCCTAGGCCACCTTGAAAGTAAACGTTAATATGGGGCTCTACGGCAATCGAGCGGTGCGTTTTTGCTGTCTTCGGAACGAAGGCGACCCTGTTTCCCTTAACAATTGACATCATAGGATTAACTACAACGCCATAGTCCTCACCCACAAGGAGTGCTGACCAGGAAGGGAGGAGCGGCATCAAAAGACGCGCTCTTGACAGGAAGCCAGGCGTTACATCTGGACGCGAAGAAAACTTCGCACTAGACGTAACAATTGGACCTTTACAACTTGATGTTACTCCAGGTCCCCACCGCGAGCATTGTAATAACTCTTCTAAATCGAAGCTTCCTAAGACATATGCGATTTTACGCTGGGCGATAAAAAGTATCGTTTGCAGGTAAGGATCTTTGATCCCTTCGCGTAAGCTTCGGATTTTCCGATTAGAAGTTTCACACAATGCTTCGTACTTCCAAAAGTTCTCAAGGGCCACTTCCCTGGGGTTACCCCCAGAGAAACCCTTAAATTTCTTAAGAAAGGCATTTTTTAAAGCCGAAGTACGTGCAGTGGTCAGATCCGACTGATCTAGCTCTATTTCCGGGGGTAACCTATCGAAATCAATCGATAAGTTCTTTCCCGGTAGCAGTTGATAGACCGTTCGGACCTGGGTCAAGGCGGTATCGCGCGGGATCTTCTCCGAGAGGAGCTGATCCACTACCCGATGTCGAGAGACATTTGGTTTCACTAAGAACCTTTCCTCCTTGGTAAGAACCGAGGATTAGAGCTAACGCAACAAGCAGCACTACTGCCACGAACTTAAGTATCTCCACGGCAACCTTTCAGGTTACCACGGAGACTCGAGATCGTGGATAGCAGAGCTAAGAGCTGCGTGAGCCAACAGGTTCTTCGTGTACGCCAGGATGTCCTTACGACTAGCCAACGACGAGCGCTCGGGGAGAATAAATTCCCCCCGAAAAACGCAGTCGTAGGCCACTGTCGGGGCGGGTTCGATACCTGACACGGTGGAATTACTGACGACCTCCATGACCGGGTTCTTCACGATGATCGAAACCTTCTGGTTTTTCATCGTCTTCGAAGCACGCCGGGTATGGATTTCGACAATCGGGAAACCGACTTGAATACCACCAGACCGGTCCTCATACGAAATAATCGAAACACCAGCGACGTTTCCGTCACCAGAGTTGGGATTAAAAGTATGCGCGACTGGCGCCGCTTGACCGTCATTAATCACGAGATTGGCACGAGAGGCCATAGGTTAACGTTTCCTTGAAAAAAGTTGCGTTAGGAGCGCCATGCCCGAAAGGGCACGAGTTACTCCCAACGATGGTTCGAACGTCGGAGGCGGAGGACTTGGAAAGGATTGTAGGACAGTGCGATTCTTCGAGTATATCTCGTGAGAATCACCTTGTCCATACGTTCTTATTTCCGGAGCCGAACCAACCACCAATGTTCGCCAACGAGAGGTATGAGTTGAATGCAAGACGATCGTTTTGGACCCCCTAAGGAAGGAAAGTCCAGTAGTAGCGTCTAAATTGCCAAGATAGTTTCCGACAGGAAGAAACCAATCTATTACAAACGAGTAGGGAAGTAATTCCCAAGCAAGCAGTAATGGATTAGCAATCCCTGTCGACGACATCCTTGCGATATGTGCATCGTCCTCTATAAACTCAATGACATATGTGCATCTTGAAGACCCTTTCGAGTCAACAAGACACTCAGCTACATGAAGACCTTGATAGAAATAGGCTCCCGGATACTTGAGTTCAGAGAACTCGCGTATTTTGGTTGCTTTAACGACCGTAGGTCGTTCTAATTCATAGGTTTTCGCTAATAGCTCAGCCGCACCATATATTTCAGAGAGTAGTGGTTTCCAGCCGTACTGAAACTCTAACCAGTGGTTAGCAAGATTATCCGGATGAGGTTTTATTTCTCTCTTCAATTTTGAAGAGGGATGTCTCATCCCAAATAATTCGCTAGCATGTCTAAAGTTTCCTCTCCGCACGGCCATCGCAGCAGAAGCTAATCGATTCACTGACTTAGCTATCATATTTGTTGTCTGCTTCCGTTCAGCATAGGATTGAGCAAGATTGACGCTTTGACTCTTGAGTTTATCAAGAATCTTAGACCGGCAATCCTTCTCAACATCTATACCTAGCGGGAGCTTCAGCCAAGGTCTGATAGCGGAAAGAGTATCGATATTCCCTGAAAGGAGTGTTGAATAGACTATACCGCCGGACATTTGAAATGTCCCGCGGATATACTTTCCTCCAGTCCAACTCTCAAAAGTATGAGAGAACGGATTATGGGGGATATTTCGCTTCTTCATCATCCAAAAACCAGGGGTCTTCACTGACGAGAATGTTGATTGCATCTTTCCGCTTCGCCTGTTATAAACAGTACCGGTCTGGCCGTCGTAACCCGTAGTGGATAGATATCCATTATTGATAAAGAAGGTCGGACCTCGGTACATATTTTTAACCTTTGAAGTGAAGATGTTCAACACACGAGGCTTTTCAGCCTTAGAATATACCTCTCACGAGGTTTACCCGGGTATTATCCCAGAGATTCCCTTTTCAACTTAGGCCGGGGGGAGATGCGCAAAATCCTGCAGGAGGCGCAAACGAGAGTCGAGTTCCTCATTACTGAGGTTGTCGAGATCTGTTTGTGGAACCACCACATTGTGCTTTCGCGCAATGATACGAGCAAACGATTGATAAGCAAACACCGTCCATTGTCGAGCCTGTTCAGGGCCCGTCAGTGTCGGTGCTACCACGTCAATATTTTGTTGATTCGTAGCTGGCATACACATTCCTTTCGGTTTGAG